CATAGCCTGGTTGTCGGCAGCTTCCTTCTGCTCCTTCTGCCAAGCTTCCAGATCGTCCTTGAATGACCCCTTTGTGGAGTCCTCATAGGCTTTGATGAGAGAAGCCTGCTCTTCGGGAGAAAGCTTACCTGCGGCGAACTGGGGACCCAGTCCGAGGAGTGCCACTACGGCTTTCAGATTCTCGAGGAATTTCATTAGAGTTGGATTTTAAGGTTGTTAATGTCTATTGTTGGTTCGTCTGCCGGTGCCGGCATAAGATTCTGCAGTTCTGCTATGACTTCTTCCAGAGTGTTGCGCCCGTCGATCAGTCCCTCCGGCATGGCATTCATGGCGTAGTAGATCTTGCCTCTGAGAGCTTCGGAGTCTTCAGCTATTGTGCGGACGCTACACACGTCGTCGATGAACTGCTTTGCGAGAGGATCCAGACGAGTCTTGATGAACTCTTCCACCTTTCCGTCCAGAACATCCTTGTATATCTTGTTCTTGAGGTCGGAATATGAAGAGTAGAGCTCGACTTCCTTGACGCCCCATTTCTTCATTGCCTCGCGGTCATCGTAGAATGTGGACATCACTCCTATGGATCCGACGTTTGAGAATATGCTGGAAGTGTAGATCTTGTCAGCTGCACAGGCAATCCAGTAAGCTGCTGAAGCACCGCAGCTGTCGATGAGGGCGATACATGGTTTGGTGAGAGCCTTGACAGCCTCGAAAGCCTCATGAACGAAGAACACCTCTCCGCCCGGAGAGTCTATGTGCAGCAGGTGAGCCCCGATGGCAGGGTTTGCCTCAGCTGCTTTAAGATCCTCGATGAAGTCCTCTGTGGAGAATCTCCACCAGCTGGAGTACATGACCGGACCGAAGATGGGATGATATGCGATGGATCCTTCCTGAGCTTTCTCGGATCTCGGGTACACCAGGACTCCTTCATCGGTGAGACCTTTGAAGGCATCATGATACTTCTGATCTTCCTTGAGGAAGTCAGAATGGGAGCCGAGAAGTGCTGAATCTGTGATGGAAAGTATCTGATTGTTGCGGATTTCCTTGTCCATTTCAATTGGTTTTCCGCAAATCTACATAGGTGCGTGCGGAATGGAAAGGACGTGAAAAAAGGGCAACCCCGAAGGGCTGCCCTGTGGCCATGTCTCCATTCATGGCCGGTACAGTTAAGGAAATGGAGATTAAAGTGTGTCAGCTGCTTTGCGGAAAATTACAAAACGTCCTTTGGTATGATTGGCATGATGTCGCAATACATCTGGCGCGTATGTCTTGTTGGGAGTTCTCTTTTATTTTTATGGAAAATATTGTATATCCTGTCCCTCCAAGATAAATGGATATATGGTTTTATACTTGCAGCTTCAGCCTCAATGGAAGAGAATACCTCTACGAAATCATTCCGCTTATATAGTTTCATTACATAATCGTTGATTTTGGCATCTACGATTATGTATCGGCATCCGATATTGATAAAGCCATTTATTGTTGCATCATACGAAGGCTCTTTTTTAATGGGAAGTAAGCGGGCTTTAATGAATTTTAGAGCTTCATCAGCTATTCCTTTGCCGTTAAATCCATCGAATACAGCCAATTGGCCTAATAAGACAGCAGGATATTGAGCTTTATGCTTTATATGAGGAATTCTGCTCTGAACCTTCTTCCTTCTATTGTTAGGAAGTCCATGAACGTTGATTGAGGAATTACATAAGGTAAAGGCGCAGACTATCTCTCTTAAATCTTCGTTGACAAAGCAATAGGTGCGTCCGAGTAGCTGCTTGGTATAATCAGCGTATTCTTTATGGAAAAAACCATCTATATCCCCTTCTTGATCCTTAGAACACCGGAAATCGTTGCATTTTTGAACGAGTTCCGGTGTCATTTCACGAAATGTGCAAAACTCTTCAAGATATCCCATTAGAATTTTGACTTTTTAGTTCTTTCCAATATTCGATTGGCAGCTGCGATTTCGCGTGAGAAATCAACAGAGCCCCTCAAGACGGCATTTTGTGATGCCTTCTTAATAAAAGTTGCTGCCGATTTTCCACTGAGGGATGGGGCTGGTTTAACAAAAATTGCCATAATCCAATCGTTTACTGCACAAAAGTAGTTATTTTTCGCAATACTCCAATAAGTTTTTACGACAATCCGACATGCAAAAATCGTGTCAAATTACCGCCGGGCTGACGGTCTCGAGGGTGGATTCGGCGACAAAGACTCCGACGTTGGGAGTGACTGTGATCAGGGGCACTTCGGTGGGTGAGCCGATGATGATCAGGGAGCCGTCGGTTCTGAAGACTCCGATGTAGGCGCGGCGTCCGTTCCATTCCATGATGCTGCTGTCCGGAGTCACGCCTCTGAAGGTCTGCGCCCAGGAGGTGCCGGCATCGCTCTTTTCGGGCTGCTGGTCGAAGATCACCTTGGAGTTGCACTGGAACCGGGGCGAAGAGTGGGGTTTGTAGATTTCGGATCCGAGCAGAAGATCTTCTTTGATCAGGTCGGGTTCGATGAGGCAGAAATGTGTAGAAATATCGTTCATTTTTTGAGACGTTAAGGAGTATATATTTTTTTGAAAATCAGCGATTTTTGTGAGACTTCAAGGATTATAGATTTTCCCTTTCGACAGGGAAGTTTCCGTCCCTGCCGCACCTCTTCCTGTAACGGAACCAGTCCTTCCTCAAAGCTGCATAGGTGATGTCGTCCATACAGATGTTGTGATCCGAGCAGAACTCGAGGATGGCCTCCTTGATCTGAAGCTCCGGGTTGTTGCTCAAGGCTCCCGCCATGTAGGAGCGGAAGGTCAGTTTGAAGGATCTGGAAAGATAGTCGGCAATGGCCTTCTGTCCTTCCTCCGTCAGGTGATTGCGGAACAATGTGTTTATCTCCAGTACTCTGTCCTTGGGAATGCTGAAGCTCTTGGTTCTCCGGCTCTTGAGAAGAGAAATCCTGATGAAGTCGTCCTGTGGCTTGAGAGGCACGGGAACATAGCCGGCCGGCACAAGATCCAGGTGCATCTTGACCAGCCCCCAGAGGAGGGAACGCTTGTCCGGTACCACTATGTCGGAGCCGTCGTTGATGCTCAGGATGTATTCCCTGAGAGCCCGGCTCACTTTGACCTGTACGGTCTGCATGTCGTCGTTTTTACCCATAGTTGCAAAGGTATTCATTAAAATGTCGTTTTCTGGGACTGCTTGGATTATGCTAAGTTACTGAAAATCTGTGATTTGAGCAAGGTTTCAATTTGAAAGTTATGCCGATTTTCCGCGCCCTCCTCCTCCCCTGATCCGGACTCAAGACAGAACTCTCAAGAACCCTGACTACCTAAAAAATCCCAAAATTTTTGTACTTTTTGTACTGAGAGGGTTAATGTGTTGATATATAGGTGTTTAGGTTGCACAAATGGTTTGAACTGATGTGTGCGGAGGTAAACTGTGCTGAAGTGTGCTGAAAAAGTGCTGAAAGTGTGCTGACGAAAAGTGCCCTTACTTAAAGTGATTTTTGCCCACAATCTATATTGATTGTCAAAGTGTTATATGTTCTTACCTAAACTCTCGTGAGACACGTAACGTGTTCGTCAGTACAAAAGTACACTTTTTTCAAGATTTTTATATAGGTCTTTCTTTTCAAGGTATATATAAAAAGAAGAATAATTATATAAGAGACTGACACTCAATTTCTTGACCTTTATGACAGTTCTCCGAGTTCTTTTCTTTGCGGTAGCGGAATAGGGGGTCACGGGGGAAAGCAGCACTGAAATCGAGGGGTGCAGCACACTTTTTCAGGGCAAAAAAGAGTGCTGAAAAGTGTACTTTTCTGTACTTAACTTTGAACTGACCTCCGGATTTGCCCCGATTTGGGGTCAGAATCGACGGAAATTCGAGGATTTTCGCCCTGATGAGGGTCAGTCCGACAGGATAACAGAAACGCCCGGATTCGGGCGGAATCAGGGCGTTTGCTTACAGATTGTAAGTAATGTCTATATGAATTTCCGGACTATCCGGATGGCCATGTATAGAAGAGCGGCACAGAGGGCGACGAAGGTGCCGAGGCCGAGTGCCTGGAGCAGTTTCTGCCAGCGGGTCAGTTCCCGTTCGACTTTCACTGTGACTGTCTGCTGCTTCATCAGGAAGTTATCTGTCTGAAGGAGCTTTTCGGGAAGCTTCAGGTTGATCGGCTGGAGCTGCTCGCTACGGTTCCGGAGGTAGTGGTGCAGCTTTCCTCCCCGGACGAATGCTTCAGACTCTGCCAGGCTTGTCCTGAGGAAAGATGTGTCGGTGTCCTGGAGTACAGCTTTGTCGGACTCGACCGACACAGGAACATGGATGACTGTGTCTCGATACACGACGCGCTCGGTGATCACAGTCCGGACGGAGTCTTTCTGGGAGGTGAGGACTCCGCGCGGAGTGCTGCAGGAGACGAAGCACAGGAGCAGATATACGAACAAACACATGCCCAGAAAAATCAAGAGCATGTCTGAGGTATTATTTCGCTGTTGTTCCATGATCTTCCTTTCTGTCTTCGATACATTCCTCGATCTCCGGGTGATGAGTCACCTTTCCGAAGAATTTCCATACATTGAAAGTCTTCTTGAGTCCCTTGTACTCGAAGTAGTTATTGAATATGCTGGTGAGCTCAATAGCATAGACCACTACCAGCATGATACAGGCAAGGAGAGGAATGTGGAATTTCTCTCCGAATGTCCGCCCGATCATCCCTGCCAATGTGATCCAACATATATAATCCACCAGCTTGTTGATCGCCCGGCGCCATTTTCTGGAAGGACGGATCACCTCACCTCTCTTGCGGGCTGCCAGGATACCGAACCTGGAGTCAACGATGATGAGTATCAACGCCAGCATCAGGAAAGGCAGCAAGCCCGAGTAAAAGCTTACAAACGGTGAAATCACCGCAGCTGTTGCGCCACTTATTACATTTCTGTCTTGCATCTGCGTTATCGTTTAATTCCAGCAAGTCTGTCAGCCCACCTTTCTGTCCAATAATGATAATATGTCTTTCCTATGCTACGGCAATCATGGAATGCTGCATGCAGGAGACTTGGCAATCCCACAACAATCAGATACAGCCAACCGAGATACCTTGATTGAATGCAATGCCCATATTCATGTCTGATTGGCTTCTCATTGGCATAACCAAGAATGATATATGCCCCCAGGCTTATCCCACCGGAGAAGGTCTTGCTGTAATAGAATGTAATTCCATGCAAGACATGCCTTTCCTCCCCTCTGATGAAGAGGAGGAACAGCAATCCCACAAGATTCTGCGGAAGTTGCCAAAGGTATAGTAGTATCTTTTTCATGCTATGCCTCCACCCTTTCTAATGTTGTGATATACGAGCCAAGATTCGGTTGATTTGCGTAGATTGGCTTCATCTGATCAAGGTATTCCTCTGTATCGAGCGCACCGAAACCACTGTAGCCGACTATGCCTACCAGGTCCATACCACCATACAGGTAGTAAGTGCTGTCGAGTTTCAGGACCAGATATAGATAGCCTCCGTTGCCGTTATATGGGCTCTGCGTCCACTTACCCTCAGTCAGCTTGATATTCCATTGCGTTCCATCCGAAGAGTATTTCTCTGCATTAAGTCTCTGCCCGGCTGCCAGCCATCTGTCAAAAGCCTCCAGGTCGCCACCCGAGAAAGTTGCATTCGACCTACCGCAAGCGTAGACACCTATAGTCGCAGCATACACCGGCAATGTCAGTTTTATACGGAAAAAGCTCCAGTCGTAGCTTGCAGAAATATCAACTCGAGGAATGAGTCGCTTGTCGCTGTAATCATCCAAGTTGATTGTATATCCCGACTTCAACCTTGCCAAGATCTTCTCCTTGGTAACGCATTGCTTCGGATTATCCGTAGATAAGAGTGTGAAGCCAGTGAGATTGGCAAGATCCTCAAATGTTGCAATCTTCTTTGCCATGTCATTTCAATATTAAAGCCTCCAACCTTGATATTCTTTCCTCAAGAGCCTTGGTCTTCTCATAATGTTCTATCTCCCTCCTCTTGAGTTCTTGATTCTCAGTATAGAGTTCATCAATAGCAGCAAGTGCGGGCATTGTGAGTCTGCCATAATCCACAGTCAGAGTACCATCCTTCCTCTTCCCTACAATCTCAGGGAAGAGTTTCTTCACCTCCTGAGCTGATGTACCAATCTGTTTCTCTCCACCACTCTTCCATGTGAAATACTTCTTAGGAAGTGCCTTGAGTTTATCAAAATCAATCTTGATATCTTCCCCGAAGTCCTTGAGAGTCTCATCAGAAGACTCCTGGAAAGAAGGAGCAAACACTTCCCCGGTAAATGTCGGAGAAGAGTCAAGTGCTGCCTTTTTATCAAGTTCAGACTTAATCTTTTGACTACTCCAAGTCATATAGTTAGAAGGTGCCGAATCATATATCAAGAATTCATAAGGTCGTATGGTGACATCACCCGTGAATGGAACCGGCTCCCATTCTGACATGGAAGGACCATAATTGATAGCCATGTTGGGGAATTCCGTGATGACCGTTCCGAGATCCACCACACCGTTTGACGGATTCTTGGTGGCACCATTCATCTTGACACCTGTAACCGTACCTTTGTACGTCTCGGACTGCAATGCCGAAGCAGCCTTCGAGGCTGTATCATCCCAATTCCGCTGATTAAGACCTACGATAGCATCCTGCTTAACCGACACCTTCCCGGCTTCAGTCAGAACGGCATCCCAAGAAGTTTGTGTCAGATTGGAAATCTTGTCCTGCTTGCCACTGATCTGCTGCTCGATGGAGGCAATGATGGCAGCAAGTTTCCCCTCATCGCCTTCTTCAATCCCCTCAAGGAATGAGATTATCTCGTTGAATCTATCGATTGCAGGTGTCGCGTCCGGACCAAGAATAGTCTGAAGCTGCGCGATTGCGTTGGCAGCATTGCTTCTGATAGTCTCCAGGTCGGCAATCTTATCCTGCTTGCCCGACACCTTCCCGGCTTCAGTCAGAACGGCATCCCAAGAAGTTTGTGTCAGATTGGAAATCTTGTCCTGCTTGCCACTGATCTGCTGCTCGATGGAGGCAATGATGGCAGCAAGTTTCCCCTCATCGCCTTCTTCAATCCCCTCAAGGAATGAGATTATCTCGTTGAATCTATCGATTGCAGGTGTCGCGTCCGGACCAAGAATAGTCTGAAGCTGCGCGATTGCGTTGGCAGCATTGCTTCTGATAGTCTCCAGGTCGGCAATCTTATCCTGCTTGCCCGACACCTTCCCGGCTTCAGCCAGAACGGCAGCCCAAGAATAGTCTGTCAGATCGGCAATCTTATCCTGCTTGCCAGATAGAGCTTCCGTCAGATCACAATCGCAGTCGCTCCCCCCACCAACAGGATGCCCGGTATCAACTCCACCAATAAACCAGTTACCATTGTCTCCGATTACAGGAACTACCAGCTTGATACCAATCGTGGCAAGGTCTGTTTCCACGTCAATACCAGACAGCTGCAGATCAGGGTTTTCAATGCCTCCTTCCTGACATGTGCAGGAGACAAAAGCAAACGCATTACATGCGTCAAACGACAGCATATTCTCTTGCCCCTCATTCTCTATGAGAGTAAGGCTATAAGGTCCTAGAAGTTTCTGATCTTTACCATAAAATGTCCAAAGAATGACATTCCCTGAAATGGTAAATCCATCGGATGGAACCGTAAAGCCACCTCGTGGATGGGACACTTTGAACGTCAGATCCTTTCCTGCAAGATTGTATGGAACACCATCCGAGACTATATGCCAAGCGATTAGCCTGTCGACGCCGATTCTATAAGATTTCATAATATTTCATTTATTCGTTATCTTCCTTGTATATGAAAGAGAAAGCATGAGCACAGAGCGAGTCTGCGCTGCTGATGCTGAACTCTGCATTTGATATGACAATGGCTTTCCATTCGCCATCTACATAATGGTAGCCTTCGCCACGTTCAAGAAAACCGGCAAGTACACGCGATGCCTGCCGTGACACAAACCCGGTATTCTGGCGATAGGTGTCGGTCCGTTCTGTCTTGACGTTTTTCTTTGATGAGCCATTTTGGGCAATGGAAAACTCCATCTTTGGCGTCTGCTCCAGGATACCGGACATAGGAAAAATCTCCAAAGCTCCGAAACGATTAGGAAACAGGTATTGCTGCCAATCCCCGTTGACGACACGATACATGGGAGAGCGGGTTTCTCGCCTCTCTCCACCAGAGACGATGCTGAAAACTAATCTGAAAGGCTTGCCGCACGTATACAGGCTCTTTATATCAAAACTTCTGTAGTGGATTCCTCGACCTCTATTATTAACCTCATCGACTTTCCTTCTGCAGGCGTATGTCTCGATGAAAACTTCAACAAAAAAGTCTCGGTCTATATAATCATGTGAGAAGGAAATGGTGACAACACCATCAGGAGGAACACTCAACCAGTCTATGTCGGACACCTTCTCCAAAGCATCTTTGGAAAGATCCATTACATTACACACATAACGGGTCCCCGCGTCTGTTATCGCCATAGAAAAGCCCTTGTTTGCATCAAAGGACCATGTATCCTTAGGAGGAGCTGGCAGTATGTCAGAATGCATTATCACGGACAGGTCAAGAACAATATGATTTGTCAGGAATGCTCCGTAATGATGGCTATCTGCTACAACGCGTCCATTCTTCTCTATTATGATCCTCTTGAGCTGATCCGGAAGACAAGGCGTCGATAACGACTTCATATCTTCTATGTAAAGCGTTTTATTTTGGATATCTGATATGAGCATGGCTATGATTGTTTAGCAATGAAATACTCGTAGTAATGTATAATAAACGGGAAACCACCATCTTCTTCGTTATATATATACAGGCTTCTTTGCCGTCTTTTTGCAATTTCGCCTACACGTCTTGGAGGTGCGGCAGGTTTATCATTAGACGTATAATCGTCAATATCGTCCGACTCTTCTCTGGTAGGGAAACCAAACGACGGCATATATGGCCAATCTTCTTCCCGTTCCCAGACTAAAGAAGTGTTAAACACTATCGGTTCATGAACCACAGCATCGGTATATGTCGGGAGTAGTTGGAAAGTCACCTTCACGGTAGATTTCGGCAAATCAGAGAGGACATACTCCATGGATTTTATAATGACATTGCTGCCATAATATCTCTTCGGAGTAATCGGATTCATACTCAAAAGTGACGTTAGTGGCATTTCCAATGTCGCATCGATCTCCGGAGCACCATTAATCAGACATTTTTCATGATCTCGCCAATAGGTTGCAGCCAACCCCTCCGGGGTAAGTGCCGGAAATCCTGTCTGTGCAGTACCCTTTTCATTGTAGGGATAAGTCGATCCGCAATAGTGTCCGTCGAGAAAAGCATAGCAGATCATCATTGGCTGACCGTCGGCAGACTCAGCCCCTGAGATATGGGCATGTCTCCGTTTCCCGACGTATGGATAGAATTTGCCATCTATTTCAAGCATAGGAACAAACGGGTCGTCGGCAGCTATCACAGACTCATCGCCATCCGAAGTCCGGATATACGGAAAGGCATCAGAGCCCAAGAATGTAGTTACCCCAGAGGCATCCCGACTATAATATCGTCCAGCTCTGATCACCTTGAATAATCCGGTACCGGCGATATCATTATAAGACATGCACTCTGCACAATTGTCAAATTTATTGCGAAGCTCCGGCAATGATCCTGCTGCGGGAGAAGCCTGCTCCAAAGATGTATCTGCCTCAAGCTTGAGCGCAGACGGAGCAGGATATGATATGCTATCTTCTCCGTTACGAAAATCTGACAATTCCATGTCCGGACCGGCAGATATGATATCACGGAACAATTCAACATTTACCGTCTGATTACGATAGGAAACAATTGCACCGAATTTATCATGCAGCCAGACTATCAGATCTCCGACGGTAATATCCGGAACGATGTCCGAATAATAGAAATCGAAGCCGCCACCAAGACGGGTAAAGGTATCTGCGAGGCTGTTTAAGACAACTATATTCCGTAAGATACTGTCGGTTTTAAAGATATTGGTCCCGACAGTGATGCCCGCAAGAGTGAACGCCTTCTCTATCAGCTTCCATAAAAACAGATATGTGGATTGACCATAGCCCGCAGGAACGGTGATTGTTTCCCCGTTGATTATTTCGGTTCTTGATGGAGAGCGGAAGTTATCCGGTGAATTGATAATGAAGACATTGCCATCTTCAAAATCTGATGCTACCGGGAAAACAGCCAATCCCTCCGCATCCCCCAGGTATGCAGTTTCAATGCTTATGGCATCCAGATTTTTAACATTGACAAGGACTTCTCCGGCAAACAGATCCTTCAGTCTGCTATTCTGGAGTTGTGCATAAACCTCGCTCTCATCGATACAGAAGGAGGTAGAGATATTATTGCCACCATTGACAGCGTCAACGGTCAGAATCCCTTTCAGAGAGAAGATGTTCGACGAAACGACACAATCCACTAACTTGACAAAACGGAATGCCCGTTTGAAATCATCGGGACAGCCCAATAGATCGCAGTTGTTTCGGCTGGCAGGAAGATTGAAAGGTATGGAAGCGGAGCCCTCCTCCGAATAGAACGGATGGCTGAAGCTCATTTCTATAGCAATATCTTTCTGCGTATCAAGAGTGCCGGAAGGCGTTATAAGTCTCATCCTTTACGATTTAATGATGTTATTTTGCGGAATCGGTTACGAAGATCGGTTTTAGCTTCCAGTTCAGAAAGGACAATGTATGCAGGCGTAGGCTCTTCATTTCCCTCTACTATGGCATTCAGAATCCTGTTCAAGATATCGTCGGTCTGTCTGCTTCCTCCGGAGACTCCAGTATAACCACCTTCGGCAAAACCCGGCAGAGCATTGGCAGACGTGCGTCTCCGGCGACGGCTTTCTATTGTTGCCACCATGGAAGCTACATACGGGTCGCGGAGCTCCGGCTGCGGTACCACGTATTCTCCTCGGTGCACGACGCCGGCAACCTCCAGACGCCCTCCATCCCCGGTATAGCCTCCTTCGGAGAATCCGGTGACCGTGCGGGCTGAGGTGGTACCGCCAGATGCGCCACCGGAACTTCCGCCTGGTGTAGAGTTCTTGATGGCGTTGCGTTGGGCGACTATGGTGGCGACCTGTGCCGCAGTCGTTGCTCCGATGAGAGCCATGATCACTCCGGCAAGTACCGGGTTTCCACCTGCAGCATTCCATGCCTGTATCATCGCCATCGCTCCGGATGCTATCGACTGGGCAATCTGGATGCCCATATCGACATCTGCATACTTCTTCTGCAGGTCGAGCTTCTTAGCCTCATATTCAGCCTCGATCTCTGCTCTTTTGTCTGCATTGTCTCCAGCCGCAGCAAGTTCCGCCTGCATCTGGGCATCGAGCGATGCCATCTCCGCATCCTTGGCTGCGCTGACTGCCTGCGACACTCCATCTATGACCATCATGGCCTTATCAAGGGCATCGGTCCATCCCTGCGTCTGAATCTCCC